GGCAAACGCGATGGATACACCGATGGTTTCTAATGCGTCCCGACGTTTGAGTTTCATGACACCGATGGATAGTCGAATTCAGAATTCATGTACGACCGGACAACAACACCATCCGCTTTGTCGGACCCCACTCGCGGGACTGCCCCCTGCCACGCTGCAACAGGGGGCGCAGCAGCAGGCGATTGAGAACGACGAGGGCGAAGATTCCGAATCACCGAGTGCTGACAAGCCACAGGCTGGGGTGGTGTGTGCGGTCTGGAATTGTAAAACGCGAGAGGACAAACGAAACACCACGCAATGGAGGAAGGGTCCAGGTGGTAGAGCGCAGTTTTGCAACGCGTGTGGCGTTAAATGGAAAGACAACGAAGATCGTGTGCGAGAGCACGAAGAGCATAAAGGCTGGTACGAGATGCTCGAGGTCAAATCGAAGAGGTCACCTCAACCACGCGGTGAAGCACCGGTGCCACCACCCAGCTCGAGAAAGAGGGCACGGAAAGAGTCGTCGTCTATCGTCGTCGTCCAGGGAACCAAAGGTAAGCCACCGTGGCCTGAAGAAGCGAGCATTGAGCTCGAGAAGTGCGTGAAGGCTAGCCTCGATGCCGGGATTCCCCTGCGAGGAGAGGGTGGTGCGTTTGAAAATGGGTGTAAGATCCACACGAGATTGGGATTCAAGACGCATGGAAAAAACAGATACAACCTTGTGACGAAATCACAAGGGCGTAAGTGCAACGCGTGTCAAGATGAATGGTGTGATCACATCCAACCGAGGCTCCTCGCCGATGAAGAAAGCTGGTACAATGTGGGAAAGGACGGTGACCATGACTTTTACAAGAACATACTAGCAAAGAGTAGAGGTCGAGGGAAGAGGCCCAGCACGATCGATGATGAAGAGGACGAACCGGGACGGACGGGTGACGAATACATGTCCGAGGGAGATTTTGATCAGGCGGAAGACGACTCACAGACGCCTGAGGAAGACGCCACCGACAACTCGGAGTCGTCTGAGGAAGAAGAGGGAGACACACGGGATGCACCGTTCGGTATGACAGCCGAGTGTGAACACCCATTCCACTTTATCCTGGAACGGTGGTTACCATGGGCCGAACGACACCCACAACCAAAAGAAATAATAAGGTTTTTCCGTGAGATAAATGTCCATTTTCGAGCCACTGACTTATACAGAGACGCGGCATTGTCGGTGGGTGACAGGATCGATAAAGTAAAAGAGACTGTGAATCAGGTGTATGATACAATAGACGAAATCGACCCAGGCGGTTTGACGGGCTATTTGACGAGCGGTGACATACCGAGCAGCGAAAAGCGGTCGTCCGCGTCGACTTCACCGACACAACGTGCACCCGGAACGCCACCACCGTCGAGTGAAACTCTACAAGAACTGACGACGAACTCGTTTGAAAAAGTCATCAATGAGGTGGCACCCCTGATTAAAACAGGGGCGAGCTTCATCGACATAGGCTGTGGTCGAGGAAATTGTTGTCTGCACTGGAAGATATTTGATCCAAAGAGCAAAGTCGCGGGCGTGGACAGAGCGAATCACCGGATACAAATCGCAAAAAAGGTCGCCGACAGATTAGGCCAGGACGTGAGTTTCTCGTGGGAGAAGAAAGCGAAGAAGAAAGGGGCGATTGATTTCGATATCGTGTATTGCTTCGACAAGGTTTTCACGGACCACGATCGAGAAGCGATATACCGGCGCTTGAATGCGTCGCCGCAATGGAAGGTTTTCGTCACGTTCCGTAAATTAAGAGAAGAGGATCTCGAGGGCGCTCGACTGGTATCTACGCTTATGTTGAGTGTCCAGCGGTGTAAAGAAAAGCACACGGCGTACGTGTACGAGAAGGATAGGCTTCTTGCCCTATACAACAAGGCTGTGAGGAACGGTCAGAGCGTTGTTGAATAATATTGTAGTATTGTAGATGAACGTACATATAAAACTCGTACTTCGAGCCGGTAAGGTGTTCTATGAAGTCAGAAAGCACGTGACGTTCTCACTCGTGTCCGACGGTCTGCTCGGATTTCTGAGGAGGTTGCGGTGTTCATTATTGCTTGATAACGTAGGACCTGCCAAAATAGAAAAGGGCGGCGGCGACGGCACCGGTGGTGGCGAGTCCAACTCCTGATCGTTGACCCATCTCGTTTAGGAATTTGGGAACAGAAGTCGAAAGCTTTTGCTGCACGGGAGTGGAGATCGCGGCGGCGGTACACGCGGCGACGAAGAGCGCCGTCATCTGGTCGTCGGTCAATCCACCTGGGTTCTTGGACTGGACGTGCGTTTGCATGTCTTGCGGCACTGGGCCGGTGGGGTTTTGTGCCGGTGCTTGCATCTGAAGCGATTGCATCGGCGACTGGTTTTGGATCACGGGCGGATCCAACATGACGACACCGCCACCGGGTGGGCCGCCGTGTTCCATCATGACGGCGTCGAGCGGCGTCGAGTCCATGGGTTGTTGCTGCTGTTGTGCGACATTATTTTTTTCAGACGAATGAAACGCTGTTGTCGCACCATCACTTTCTTGGCGATGGCCCTGGATAGAAGACGACGCCACCGCCATCGGTGGTGGTTGGACATCGGGTGGGGCGCTCGGCGCCAGAGGTACGTAGCCCTCACCGCCGTCGACGAGGTTCATGGTCTGAATCTGATTGGACATGATGATGGATGGATGTTTCTCTATTAACAGTGTATGTTTTCTAAAGCCCGGTTTCGACGCGCGAGCACGGGGTTGTAGAGTTCACCGTTCGGTAGATAAGCATGGGTCGTGTACGTCGCGCGGTCGGGATTCCACTTCGTCACGTGCACCAGCCTGGGGCGCGCGACGGCCGCGAGTGCGCGTCTTCGCATATCTTTTTCGCTCCCGATGACCTCTCCCGCGTGCCCGGGGACGACGTTTAAATTACTCAAACTCATCTGCGCTTCGTGATCTTGAGGCTCGTGCCCTTCTTCGCGTCCTTCAACTTGTTATTGTCCGTCTCGAAGTGACGCGGGTTGTACATCTTCTTGTGCATCTGCCAGAGCGCCGGTGAGCCCACCCGAAAGTTCTTTCTCAGAGATGCTTTCCACCAGAACACACAATCGCTGATCTTGTTGGATCGGACGGTGTTATCTAGGACTAAACACCCGTAATCTTCCGTGCACGCCTCGAGTACTTTATTAAACATATCGAACGTGGGAAAGATCCCAAAAAAATTCTTGTATAACTTTTCTCTGTTCGCAAGAACTGGTTCCTTGAAAACGAAGATGTAATCCGAGTTAGCCCGGAGTGCGGGCGGGAGATCGATGGCGTACTGCAGGGTCATCAAAAAGAACAGTTTATAGTGCCTACCGTTGAGAAAGATCGTTCGTAACTGCGTGTCTCGAACAAATTTCGTGTCGTACATGCAATCATCCAGAATGATGAACGCATTGTTGCCGGGCTTATGTTTGTTCGCCCCGTTGACGATCTTCCGCTGGCGCTGAATCACGCGGTCGACTGCTTCTTTGTCGTAATCTCCATAGACGAATAAATCGGGTACGAAGCCTCCGTAGAACGAGTTTCCTTCCTCCGTCCCGTTACACACGATGCCACACGGGATGTGTCTCTTGTAATACATGATGTCACGAACAGCCACTGATTTTCCAGATCGCCTGCGAGCGACGAATACGGCGGTCGCATCGTCTTGCATGTTCTGCGGTTGGAATTTCTTGAGTTGGAGGTTCACTCCGTCTGCCGTGCTCATGCTTCCTGCGATCAGTGTGCTTTTTATTTTCAGAAATTTTCCCCGCTCAAAGTAGACTCACGATGCCTGCCGGCAGGTTGCGACTTGCGGCCACCGCGGGTGTGGACGCGTGGATCACAGGCGACGCCACGTACAGTCACTTTCTACAAAGATTCAAGCGCCACACGAAATTCGCGATAGAGACCGTCGAGACACCGTTCGACGGCAGAGTCGACTTCGATGGCGAAGTGTCGTGCCGAGTGCCGGTGACCAAGGGTGACTTGATACGAAACGTCGCTCTGAAGATCGTCCTGAGCGATCCAACGCCGGATTCCCCTGGGAAAAACGATGTCTACTGGACGCCGAGTGTCATTTCCCACCTGATCGAGCACGCAGACCTGTTGATCGGTGGTCAAACGGTTCAACGACTCACGGGTGAGTACATCTACATGCACCAACAGCTCAACAACTCGTTCGATGATGTCGATCAGAGCGTGTACTTCTTGAATGGTCACGGGAACTTTTTGCGGTACTCGAACGGCACGTACACCTACTACATGGATCTACCATTCTATTTTTATCGCGAGTCGTCGCTCGCGATTCCCGTGTGTGCGCTCACGAAACAATTGGTCGAAGTACGAATCAAGCTTCGCCCTCTGAACGAGCTCATCTGGTACACCACACCGGCAGACATCCCGTCGGGTCTGACGGCGAAGATCGCGAACATGTCGCTCGATTCGGAGTTCGTCTACGTGACGCCCGAAGAGCGTGCGTATTTCATGCACAAACCAATCAATTACACAATCACACAGCTCCAGATGTCGCAATTCAAGATACCCGCCGATGAGACGGAGCGGTCGGTGATGCTCAAATTCGCCGGCCCTGTTAAAGAGATGTTTTTCACGTCGACATCGGATCGCGCGGTGGAGCTAAACACACCGTATGATTTCAACACGATTCAGCGCGTCCGTCTCCGCTTCAACGACGAAGTTGTGTTCGACAAGACGCACAAACAGTTGGTATACGAACAGTCACTGAGAAACCATGTGAACTCACCATTGGTCAGAACGACGACCATGGCGGACAC